AGCCAATACTCTTTTTGCATCTTTTTCTTTGGCCGAAACAACTCCTTTATGCATTGGTCTTTTTGCATTATCATTTCTTTCAATGGCTTTTTCAATAGCGTCTTTACCAAGTATAATAAAAGACCCGTCTGTATCTCTGATAAAAGTCTTACCAGCTAAACCCTTTTCAATCATTTTAGTAGCTACTGGAGTGGTGGGTTTGATAACATAAAAAGCATCTCTAAAATCTTTATACTTAACACCCTTGGAGCCGTCTGTTGCTAAAACTATAAAGCTTGTGCCTATATCTAAACCGGCCATAAAATTACCTCTTTAAGTTTTTAAGTTTATTTATTGATCCTGATATATTCTCTTGAGACTCTTTAACGTCGCCCAAAGACTCGTATTTCTTTTCTAATCCTTCAGTTTTTATATCAACAACATATTTTCTTTCATCCATTACGATAGGTTTTGGGGCTTCGTTCTGTTGTTTAAAAAAACTAACTGGTCTTTGTTCTTGAATATTATATACACCGACAGCTCCTTTCCTACCAAATAAATAGCCGATTAAAAACAAACACACCCCTATTGCTAGGAGTGTGATTGAGAAAAAAATTATTGTTGGAATATTTATTGTTAGTGATATTTCATTCATTTTTATATGAGCCTATCACCCTGCCTTTCTGAGTTCTAACAACATATCCTTTCCTGACTAAGTATGGCTCGATACTATTTTCTATAGTTTCAATAGCAATACCAGTTAAAGAAGATATACTTTTTAGTCCTAGAGCAGAGCCTTTGTGTTTAATAAGAACAGTTAAGTACATCTTATCATACACATCCAAGCCATTCTTATCAATTCCCTGATTATTAAATATATCGTCAATAGTCATATGCTTATCTGTATAATAGGCAACACAGTTTTTATACCATTGCAATCTACCATTAAGAATACGAGGTGTTCCTTTGCTTCTTTTAGCGATTTCAAATAAGTCAGTATCATTAATCATTAGTCCGAGCTTTTCGGCGTTTAACCTTGCCAGTTTAGCTAAATCATCATCACTATAGAAGCACAAATGCTCTTTAATTTGAAATCTATCATAAAAAGGTTGACTCAAACTACCACCACTAGTTGTAGCTCCAACAATAGTAAACATTGGAAGTTCAATAGTTTCAGGCTTTTCCTTATCTTCATTATCTTTGTCCTTAACAGTAATATTAAGAACAAAATCTTCCATTACAGGATAGAGAAATTCTTCTACAATTTTAGGAAGCCTGTGAATCTCATCAATAAATAAAACTGATCTTGGCTCTATACCCACAATGTATGGTAAAATATTTTTAATACTACGAATAACGGCCCCATTGATAGTATATAGATTCACCCCCATCTCCGTAGCTATAGCACTGGCAATAGTTGTCTTACCAAGGCCGGGAGGACCGTCTATTAAAACGTGAGGCATCACACCGCCAGAATTTTTACAACCCGAAACTATGATGCTTAGACGATTAGTAACTTGTGACTGACCGATGATTTCACTAAAACATGTGGGCCTAATTGTATTAGCCATATTATCTCCAAAGTAAATGTTATTTAAACCAATTTATTACTACCAACTAATTTCAATTCTCTTCAGGTTTCTCTTCTTTTACCCAAAAAATAAAATCATTTTGCTCATCATCATAAGCACTATCAAGCAGACCTTTATTAACCAAAGAGTTTAGTATGTTGCTAATCATTCTATTATTCAGATCTTCTATGATGGACTGAAGAAGCTTGTCAGTCAGACAATATCTGACTTCTTTTGTTTTCTTGTTTATTTGTTTTCTTGCGTGATTTTTTATTATAATAGCAGATTCATCGTGTGTTAATGTTTCATTCATCTCTTCTGTATCTTGTTTGCTCATCTCAATGAGAGATGCTGTCATTGAGTCATCTGCTACCTTATTTACTTCACCAAAAAACTTAAAAACTAAAGACCTTGAATGGTCAACAAAATCATCAAAATCATTAATAAAAAACCATTGATCGTTATTCATGATATTAAGGTAATCCTATCCTCGTATTTTTGCATCTCAGCCCATGTTAGTTTAGCAGAGAAGCGGTGGTTTGCAAATGGTTGGTACTCTGTCAATTTTTTATTTTTTCTACTACAGTTTTCGCTATAGTCCTACCCTCATTCAAAACTTTTACTATCAACTTTATTTTTTTATTTTTGACTGACATTTGTTGTGTTTGTCTACAAAAGTTCTTTCAAAGCCTAGTTCAGCTAAAATTGGCATTTTATAAAACGTAATAGTAAATCTTACATTATTGTCATCATCTGTCATTTTTGTCCACTCTACTCTTTGCGACCTACTCATATGAGTGGCAAGATCATAGGCTACAAAGGGGGTTTCCGTTAATGAGCCAAGAGCCATTGCTAAATATAAAAGTGCTGCTGGTAACATCCTTGCTCCTTAGTTCAAAATATCAAACAGTCCTTTATAGTAATTGGGCTGTTGTAAAAAATGAACCGCGTTTGATCTTAGATGATTCTTATAGTAGCTTTGTAATTTATCATGAACAAAGTATTGCGTCTTATAGATTGGTTCTTTGTAATGATTGTTCCCCAAATACAGGGAGTTTTTAAAGTTCCCTGATTTGGAGAAGTAATCATTCACAGGTAACGAACCTTTCTGAAAGCTCGGGCCAATATACCATACGTTTGAAGGATATTCAACTATTTCATTTAGAGTATCATATAGCATTTTGCCCCAAGCATCCCAAGCATCGGGATCAAACTTGAAGTATTTTTTATACTGACTCTCTAAATTGTCCTGACTATCATCGTCATCGTAGTTGTCATCTTCATAATCTTCATGCATAATAATCACCCGATGCAAAATTTGTCGCTGATCTTAGACGCTAGTTCTTTAGCAGCATTAGAGAGGAACCTGTTGTTGCTAAAATAGAGTGGTGTTGAGACTTGATTAAGGAACTCCACGACCGTCTTTAAAAGTTTGGTCTGAGAACCGTCAAGATCTAAATCATCACCCCCAGCGTCAACAGGGAGCGGCTCAATAGCATCTGTATCGTCCTCAGTAACAGGAGATACTGGAGTAGGATCACCATAAGCCTTGTTGAACATACCATGACCAGAATAGATATACTTTGTCTTGATATCTTCTGTGCTGTTGGTATATGTGTTAAGGTTTAAAGACTTCATCTGATTTGCAATAGTTGCAGCAACATTAACTGACACCGGAACTCCAGCGATGTCAGACTTTTTATAAGCCTTGGCATATTCTTTAAACCATTCGTCGCTAGTCTTATTAGCAACAACATTAACAACAGCAGAAACTCCATCAAGAGCCTCTTTAAGTTGTTCAATATTTATCGGATTACCAGTTGATCCAGACAAAATACTGGTAAAATAAGGTTGCTTTCCTTCCCAACCCTTTCTCCACCAAGTATAAGGGATTCTATAAATCTGATTGATTTTTATAGCTCGGGCATCACCACCAAAGTGATTTACAAGCTTCTTTTGAATACCATTCCAATAAGTCTTGTGAGGATTAATATTGTTTTGGTTTAGAATCCAATAGCACTGATAACCATTACGAGTATCAACAACCCAGCTTGGCTTTACTGGAAAGTTATTAATCTGGTTCAAGAATTCCTTTTTCTTCTGCATGACGATACTAGGCTTAAAATAACGACCCTGATCATCTCGCCCAGCATCCATATCAACAAAACAAGCACGAATTCTACTAATAGCGTACTGCTTACGTCCACCATTAACATAGAAGTAAGCATCAGCACCTTGACTATCATTGGCAATAGCAACGGTGGTAAGATGATCCGTATGATTCATACTACTGATCTTCTTACGAGGATCACCGTTGTAACAGAAAATCTGCTGACCACCAAAAGAATCAAAAAACTTATTTCTTAAAGCAATCTGATCTCTTGTTCCAATAGCACTATGGGTCTTATCGAACGGATTAAAAGCCAAAGTATCGCTAAACATTTGTTTTCCTTTTTCCAACTTCCTACCTACATTTTTGATATTGGGACAGTAAACACTACTATCAAAAGCAATATCCTAAAAGATGGTAACGGAATCGAACCGTTATTGCACGATAGCAGAAACTATATAGGTGCTACCTTACAAGTTACCAAACACCACCTTGACTATCAAGAATCAATACTGATCATCCTCATCGTCATAATCTTCATCCTCATCCTCGTCATCATCTTCCTCATCAAACTGATCCCAATAACTCTCGTCATAATCATTCAGATAATCGTCCTCATCATCCTCGTAATCGTCCTGACTAAAATCAGCCTTATAAAGAGGCTTGAGCAATTCGCCCTCATACTCACCAACCACTTCGTAGCGACAAGTGCGGAGCTTTTCATAGTTGCAATCACTAGGAACACTCACAACATCCTTGGGATTAATCTTGACGATCACAATGCGGTCGCCAGCCTCAAGACTACCATAGCCAGCAACATAATTCAATGCTCCAGCATGAAGTCCATTAGAACAACCACGACCACGATCATCGTCTACCTTTGCTCGTTGCATTTCACAGACCTTACCAACTCTGTTGTCAAAAACTCCCCTATACTTATCCTTAAAGTCTGAACGAACAGCCTTATAGGCGAGGAAATAACCATCCTCAGTAATAGGCAGATGCTCATGCTCCAAGAAATCATACAGTTCCTTCTGACTCTGCATACTTGGATTTTCCATGAGATTATTCAGGAAATTAACAAGGGGCTGGAAGGGCAGTCCTTTGCTCATAAACTCCAGAATTCTCTTACTAATACTACCATGAACTTCCTCACCCTCGTAGAGAACTTGCCCATTCTTGATCTCCACAAGACCGTCGCTAAAAGAAGCAACAGCCTTTTGAACATCAACAACTTCCAACAGTTCCTCTGCCGTAGCAGTAGGAAGTCTTTCCAGAATCAACTTATAGTTGATATGATCCGGCAACACCTGATAACTCTGATTATTAAGAACCAGCGTCAAATTACCATCCACAAACATAAACGGAACAGCCATAATCCAATCTCCTAGTTTTAGTTACGATACCTGTGATACTGTCATTCTACACTAATCGGCAAGCTTGTCAAGGGGTCTTGAGAAATTTCTGACTACTTGATCAAACTACTCAACTGAATCTTAAATAGGTCAATATTTTCCTGACTCATCTGCTCAACCCAATCCCTACTCTGCTTTCCATAGTATGAGCGATCTTCAATGATGGGATTCTGATTAGATTTAAGGTCTACCAGATTACCAGAGACTTGATGATTTCCCATAATAACCTTGAGCATAGGATTCTTGTCTACCTCAGTTTTAATCTTTTCCCTAATCTCAGAGATTCTCCATCTCTTCAAATCTTCCGTAGAAGTTCCACGGATAATCTTTAGATAAGCATCTGACTTACTATCACCAGCATACAAGTAATTAACAATCATTTTTGTCAAGGTGTTGTAGGCCAAATTAGCATTACGAATCTCCTTGCCATCAACATTATCAATACCAACCTCTTTCATAAGCT